ACCATTATGGTGCAAGGTTCGGAGTCTGGAAAGTGTGGTAAGAATGACACAGACTGTGGTAAGAATGAGACAGACGGGTTGAATGGTAGTGTTAATGTAGGTCCCAACAATTCTTATTCTCATGTGGATAATGAGAATGATTCTCATTCAGTCAATGATAATCGTAATGAGAATGATTCGTATTCAGGGGGCCGGGGGGTCTGGATGGGCGCTTCGCGCGGGGAAGATAGCTCACTAGTACAAAAAAGCAGGATTTGAAAATGCATCATTACCCTAAAACATCTTCTATTAAATTTAATAAAGATCTAATTAACTAAATTAAATATGCGGGTCTGAAACCCGCGATTGCTATTATAATTTCTCCAATGATATCAATAACTTACATTAGATCCCAACCTTCCAATTAACGGGAATTAGTTATTGTGTATAATATGCGGAGTTTATTAGACTTTTAATAACACTCTATTTATTAGACCCAGAACATAATTGACAGTAACCTTTATTATTAATTACTATTATATATTACTAGGGAACTCCTTAAGAGTTCCCCTTATTAATAGTAACTATAATTATATTAAGTGCTCTTAAGAGCACTAATGATTACTACAACCTCCAACCTATATCCCAACTTTAAATATCACTTGACAAATTAAAATTTATATGATATACTGTACAGCGTAGTGATTAAGACTTTCTAATCTTACCTTTACTACATTGGTTGCCGTTGTGACGCCGGGATGGCTCAGGCACCCCGCCGATAGCGGGGCTATTCGCAGGTTCGACTCCTGCCAGAACGTACATGGTCAGTATTGCCAATAACTCTATTCTTGCCGCTGGTGTGCGGCGTTTGAGGAAAAGTAGCGACGCTGAACAGCAACCCCAACATCAATTACGAGGAACTGCACTTGCCAACGATGAAGCCTACCAATACTAGACGAGCAGGGAATTTCAGTACGTCCCGCGTCCCTTCGCGCTCGATAGTCCAGTCCAAACGAAACCACAGGTTCCGGCTTCTTCTGGGAGACAGCATCCCAGACCCCATCTTCTATGCCCCGTTGACTACCAATGTGCTGCCTATCATGGCAGCCGATTACACGGTAACAACCCCTTCCGCCAATACTGTTCGCATGGTTGAAGACCATGAAGGTATGTTGCGTAGGGTTAATGTTGGTGAGCTTCGGTTCAGGGGTGTCCGCCGAGTTGAGAACTTAAATCCAGAAACCGACCTAGATTATTGGGGAAAACAGCAAACAAACACCGGAACCGTTATCGCGAATGGTGACGGATCAATGACGCTTAATTCTCCTGCTGCCGGTGACAGGTCGTACATATTCAAAACTATTACAGTCGAGGCTGGAGTCACTTATCTTATTTCAGCACAATTTACAAACGTTGTTGGCCCTGCAAATTGGGCAACTGCAATCAGCAGTGTTGGTGTTACGCCAACATATATTGGACCGGGTAGTCGAGAGCTTCAATCGACTGACGATCAACGTTTTGGAATTGCAATGGTTTTTGCTACGGGTGGGTCAACGCAGATCCGCATAGGCTGCGGTGTGCTGACTGGGGTAGACGACACAAGTTCGTGTGTGTTGTCAAAGGTTCAGATAGAAGAAACAGAGAAACAACTCCCGAGCGCATATGTTGATCCGGCGGAAGATCACGGTGTTAGTGATGACCCGGTCTTGGGGGTAAAGAATTTCAACACCGTAAATAATTCTCTTTGGAACACGACGACTGGTGTTGTAACCATTGTCGATGGCCCATCAATTGATTCGCGCTTTTCTTCATTTCATGCCTGCGGGGACTCATTGGCTAATGATTCTGGGGATTGGCCGGGTGATGTAAGCGCGTCAGCGCTGCGTACAACTTATGCAGTTGGTGGAGCAAGGTTGGTTTCTGCTATCGAAACACAAGTTGATACTGCTATTGCGGCAGGAAGGGTTAATACTATTATCCTTAACGGTGGAATAAACGATATCATCGCGGGTACAAGCGCTGCGGATATACAAGCCGCAGCTGAGCGTATCGTCACCGCAATTCGAAGCGCGGGCCTCGATGCAGTAATCCTCGGCGTCACACCTTGGAAAAATCATGCCAGCTGGACTGCTGGAAAACAAACGGTTACAGACACATATAATGCTTGGCTTGCTGATAGCGCACGCACGCTGGGTTTTACGTATGTAGATGTTTACACGCCTCTTGAAGATGCAACAGCGGACGAATTAGAAGGCACCTATGACAACGGCGACGGATTACATCCGAACACTGCGGGATTTGAAGCAATGGGTGCAGCAGTTGATGCCGTGCTTACTCCCTTGCAAGGGGGCCTGAAAGGGTATTTCGCGGAGCCTGCCAGTGAAAATCTGGTTCCAGAGCCGCTGGATACCAGTGATGTGGTGTGGGTGGCGAACAATGTTACGAAAATATCAACTCCCATAATGGCACCAGATGGCCGGTTGACTGCCTATGGGGCAATTGAGGGCACGGGGTCAAATTCGTATTGGTTAGCAGACACCACTGCCGCACACACTGCTGGAGCTACAATTACTGCAAGTGCGTATGTGAAGCGTGGGGTTGGCACACGACATGCGGGATTAAAAGTTGCTTGGACCGGTGCCGAAGCACGGCTCACTTATAATTTGGATACGCTTGCGAATATTGAAGCAACAACCACTGGTACAGGTACAGTCTATAAATATGGCATTGAAGCCGTAGGCAATGACTGGTTTCGTATGTGGATTACAACTGACGAGGGTGGAAGTGATACAACCGCAAATATTCAGTTGCATTTCAGTGATGGCACAGCGACAAATGGGAATTACAATGGTGATTCTACTAGTGAGTTGTATTGGTGGGGGATTCAATTAGAAGAATCTGTCAATGTATCGAGTTTAATACCCTTCAATGGCCCGCGCGCGGATGACTCTAATTTAGAATTTCATATAAACAATCTTCCAGCCACGGAAGGCAGTTATGAACATGAAATTATTCTGCCATTCTCAAGCGCGGGTGGGTTCACTGGAACTTATACAATTGCTCGCGGTGGTCACGGCAATAGCACTCTATCAAGATATACAACAGGTTTGTCGCGTCCCTCATCTATATCTCCATCAGGGTCTGCAACACCCGGATCGATTTCGTTTGACGCGGGTGCAGAAATTCGTCAACGCACACGATGGTCAGCCGATAACTCAGTGATGAATACCGCACATTCACATGGCATTACGCAAGCCGATGACTCAACCCCTGATAGCTCGTTCACAACTTGGACGCTTGGGTCGAGTCTTGAAATTTTGCAAACACCAAAAGAACATGATGAATCCGGTCCTATTGGGGTATCGATTAAAAATATAAAAATATGGAACGTCGATAGAGGCGATTCGTGGCTAAACGAGGTGGTGGAATAATGAGCACACAGTCGGGATTCTACTACGACGTTATCTGGAAAAGCGCTGACAACTCAACCGGAGAAATATAATCGCAGCTCTTAAGAAAAAGAAGCGTGGAAACCCCGCCCTTGTAAAAGGCGGGCCTTCTCTCAACCCACATGGACGCCCTAAGGGGTCCAAGAACGCACTAACAGAGATCCAGAACGAACTCATTAGGGAGTTCGCTGACGAACTGAACAAAGATTTTAAGGCGGTGATCCGAAAAGTAGTTAAGGAAGCAAAGGAAGGCGACATGACAGCCGCCAAAATGCTACTTGACCGAGCAATTCCAGCCCGAAAAGCCGTAGAACACTACGGACCTCAAGAAGGTATGGGTGGAATTAACATTATTATCAGTGGAACCGGGGACGTAACTGCCCTACCAGCTACTTCTTCGGACATCGAAGGAGAATTTGAGGAGATTGACAATGGCGAACAAGATGAATCAGTCGGCTGATGCCGCAAACATGGGTAAAAGTGGTGGTGCCAACAACCAAGGTGGCACCCTGACGGCAGAATTGCACGTTGCAGCCCCGACTAGCCCGAATGCAACCAATGCACCGGCTAAAGGTACGTCCAACGGCGGTAAGTAACCCCTAATTAACCTTTATGGACCTTGAATTCAAACTACATCCTGCCCAATTGGAGATCTTTACAGATCCCAGCCGCTTCAAAGTGGTAGGTGCAGGGCGTAGATTTGGAAAAAGTTACCTTGCTAGAGTAAATCTGATTGCTAACGCGCTAATCAGTAAGAATGAACGGGGATACGACGTAAGTCGCACAGCGGTGTACTACATAGCCCCAACATTCAACCAAGCCAAGGATATTATGTGGCAAGAGCTTAAGCACATGGCCGCTCCTGTAACTAAAAAGGTCCGAGAGAACGAGTGCATCATCACATTGCTAAATGATCGTCAGATCCATCTGAAAGGGTCTGACAGGCCCGACACTTTACGAGGTGTCGGGCTTGGATACGTAGTAATGGACGAGTACGCATTCATGAAAGAAGAAGTCTGGACGGCTATTATCCGTCCCGTTCTTGCTGACGTTATGGGTGGTGGGTTGTTCATTGGAACACCTAACGGTAAGAACCACTTCTATAACCTATTCACTGAAGCGATGACTGGGGAAAATGAAGACTGGGCTGCATGGACATATAGAAGCCTTGACAATCCTTTTCTAAATCCTGATGAGATTCTGTCGGCATCTAAGGACATGCCACTTGAGTACGTCAAGCAGGAGTTCGAAGCTAACTTCAGTTCCTTTGGTGGTACTATCTTCCAAGCAGATCTTATCAAAGAAGCTAAAGATACTGGGCTTGGAGAAATCTATATTGCCGTTGACCCGGCAGGTTATGATGACACAAGCGCCCTCACCAAAGGGCAGACTAAACGACTAGACGAAACTGCAATAGCCATCGTACGTGTTGGCCCACAAGGCTGGCACGTTCTAGACGTAGTAACAGGACGTTGGGGAATTAGGGAAACAGCAATCCGAATTCTGCGAGAATGCCAAAAGTATAAGCCTGTTGCAGTTGGTGTTGAAAAAGGTGCTCTTAAGAACGCTCTGATGCCGTATCTTACGGACAACATGAGACGTTTGAATGTGTACCCTCCGCTACGGGAAGTGTCTCACGGCAACAAAAAGAAGTCTGACCGTATCGTGTGGGCGTTACAAGGGCGTATGCAACAGGGTCGATTGACCTTTGAACCGGGTGCATACCTTGATCAGTGTACAGATCAGTTACTTGATTTTCCAAACCCTATGGTGCATGACGATATGATTGACGCGCTGGCGTACATCGACCAGCTCGCAACTCCAATGTATGACATGGACATCACCTCTTATGGGGGAAGTTTGCTAACTTCCGAAGATTCACGTCCCATCCGTACTCCTATGTTACAAAACGAGTGGGAACCTTTAGACGAAATGGCGGGGATATAATGGCAACTATCGGTGAACTACAACGGAGTTTTTCTCTCGCTGCCGCAGAACTAATCATTGAAGCGTATCGTCGCGGGTATGAAGTGTCTCTAGGGGATGCTTATAGAGACCCACGTGTGCATGGTGAAGTAGGTGAAAAGAAAGGGTACGGTAGGAGTCGTAGTTTACATAAGTTACGGCTTGCCATTGATTTGAATCTATTCAAAGATGGTAGGTACTTATCTGCAACAGAGGATCATCGAGAACTAGGTGAGTGGTGGGAAGCTAAATATCCCGGTACTGCTACATGGGGTGGTCATTTTAATGACGGTAACCACTATTCATTTACTTATAACGGGATGCAATAACATTGGCTACTATTTTAGTTGACGATCCATTAACCCAGAAAGATAACCTTCCGTCTAACAAAGACGAAGGGGATGCTACGGTAGCCTCGTGGGTAATCGAAAAAGTAAACGGGTGGGAACAGACGCGTAACGAACGGTATGTTTCACGATGGAACGAGTACTATCGTCTTTGGCGAGGTATCTGGGCAGCTAGTGATAAAGCCCGCAAAGTAGAACGCTCTCGGATCATTGCGCCTGCTCTTCAGCAGGCCATTGAGTCCAGCGTTGCTGAGATGGAAGAAAGTGTTTTTCATCGTAAACGTTGGTTCGATATAGACCAAGACGTTATAGAACGACAAGAAGAAGAAGCGAATCAAGAACTAGAAGGTCCGGACTTTCAGACAATCATTGATAAGCTGTTAGAAGATTTTGACGAACAGGGTGTTCCTCAGGCTATTAGTGAGATACTTCTGAACGGTGCTTTGTATGGCACCGGTATTGGTAAGATCTGTGTTGAACAGAAAGAAGTTCGTGTACCCATTGAGAATGTTACTCCAACTTCTTCGTCTGTCGAAATCAAATCAAAACCTGTAGTGTCTCTAGTTAGTGTTGATCCGCGAGAGTTTGTGATAGACACTGCCGGAAGTTCTATTGATACCGCTCTAGGTATGGCACACATCTATCGTGTGCCTTTACATGATGTCCTTCGCAAACAGGACAAAGGCGTATATCGAAAAGGTTTTGTAGGTCTCTTCGACGAAACTCAAAACACCACAGAGAAAGCTATCGTAGAGTCTAACAGCAAAGAAGCATTCGAAGTTGAAATTGTTGAATATCACGGTCTAGTTCCTAAGAGACTGTTTGATGAAGCTACTAAGACGCAAGACGAATCTGTTTCTAACCTTGTGGATATGGAGCTGACTGAAGATATTAAAGGGACAGAAGACGATTCTTCTGAACTTGTTGAGGCTATCGTTTGGATAGCCAATCGTAGCACTCTTCTAAAAGTGGTGCGCAATCCATTTATTATGCAGGACCGGTCTTTCATCTCCTTTCAGTATGATACGGTTCCTAACCGTTTCTGGGGAAGGGGTGTAAGTGAGAAAGGGTACAATCCTCAAAAAGGGCTTGATGCGGAATTGCGAGCACGGATCGATAGTCTGGCTTTGTCCACATATCCGATGTTGCTTATTAATGGAATGCTTGCCCCGAGGAACCAGAACTATGAAGTATCACCCGGACGGAATATCGTTGTATCGGGAAACATCGGAGAAGCTATTGCTCCCTTTAAGTTTCCTGCCCCGGATCCTCAGTCCTATAAACAAACGGCTGAGTTTGAACGTATGGTTACTGTTGCTACTGGTTCTCTTGACAGCGCAGCGCCACTTGGAGTCAACCCGAGGAATGAAACCGCTTCTGGTATAAGTATGATGATGTCCGCTGTGCTGAAACGCAGCAAGCGTACTATGAGAAACATCGAACACCAGTTCCTAAGTCCTCTTGTTCATAAGATCGCATGGCGATATATGCAGTTTGATACTGAACGTTACCCAGTAGCAGACTATAAGTTTAAAGTAGTGGGCGCACTCGGAGCACAAGCTCGCGAGTTTGAAGTCGCTCAGCTCACCCAGCTTTTGCAGACCCAGCCTCCGGATCAACCGGGGTACTGGATTGTTCTTAAGGGCATTCTTCGTAACTACAACGTGGAAGACAAGGAAGCTCTTATTGACCTTATTGATGCCTTCCTTGAGAAGTCTCTTAATCCGCAGCCTCCTGAACCTACCATTGATGAACAGGTTAAGCTTCGAGAAGCTGAACGTAAGGACCGAGATCTTGACTTTAAGATTGAGAAAGCGGTTGAAGACGAGCTTCGCAAAGATGTGGAAGTTGAAGCTGAAGCTACTAGGGATCGAGGCGAAGCTATATGGAATGCTAGTGAAGCTGTCCTTAATGCTCGCAAGGCAGAAGTTGAAAAGATTAAAGCAATCAGTGCTCTCATTACTTCTCTCGCCAGTGCGGCTGGCGTGGAAGGTGAACAGCTTGAGACTCTCGTAGGAGAAGCCCAAGGGTTGGTACGAGAAGCAGTGACTGAAGCGCAGTCGGAGCCTGAACTCGAAAGTCTGAGGACGAGTATGACCCGTCAACAGCAAGAAGAAGTTCAGCCCGGTATAGGTGAACGAGAACCACGAGAGGTACCTACTAATGGCGGACAACCGACAATCTAAAGAAGACATCGTTGCGGAACTATCGTTAATGCTTGATGCCCTGTCCCATCCGGGATGGTTAGAAATCAAGAAACGTTATGTTGAAGCAATGGAAGAACAAGATCATTTGATGCGAGTGTCTAACGAGCGAGAGTTATATCTCGCACAAGGACGCTTGATTACTCTGGCACAGCTTGTGACTCTACGTGAATCCATTCAAGACGAGATGGACCGTGTGTTAGAGCCTGAGGAAGAATTCTCTTTGGAGTCTGATATTGAGTCTGATGAGTTTGTGTCTAAACTATAATGAGAATCCTAAAAGATTTTCATTGTTCGTCTTGCGCTGAGACTTTTGAGTCTTGGTACAAGAACGGGGCACCTACACCAAGGTGCCCTTCATGTGGTGCAATGACTGCACCAATCGTAAGCGGTGGTAACTTTTCGCTGCCCGGTACTGATACGGGATTTCCGACAGCAGCCGACAAGTGGGCGAAACGTCACCGTAAAGCAAACAAGGCCAACCTAGAAGAACTTGGCCTGCCAACATAAGTCCCCCTAGTGATAGGGATAAGACGGAGGTGTTATTATGGCACAGCGTATAGTAGACAACCCGGATCTGACTAATAAAGATTTGTCTGGGGATGATGATCTTATTACAGAAAATGTGAATCCTGCCGTTCCGGAAATGCCGGAGAAGTTTAAAGGGAAGACTGTAGAGGACATCCTTGCTAGTTACGAGAACTTGGAAAAGGAACTCGGACGCAAGGCAAATGAACTCGGTGAACTTCGACGAGTATCGGACCAGTTGATCACCCGTGATCTACAGAAGACGCAAAATGAATCCCCTGCTGTAACTGAAGAAGACATTGATACAGATGCTTTTCTTGAGAATCCAGTAGAAGCTGTAACGAAGATTGTACAAAAAGCGCTTAAACCTATTGAGGCTAGTACTGCTGAGACGAAGCGTGAAGCTACGTTGAAAGCTTTGCAACAGAAACATCCTAAAATGATGGACACTGTTGCTGACACTGAGTTTCAAGAATGGGTGATGGCGTCAGCAGGACGCCAGCTCTTGTGGGGCCAAGCTAGTCAAGGTGACTATGATGTAGCAGATGAACTGTTCACTGAATGGGAAACTAAACAGGCGGCTAAAGGAGAAGCTTCAACAGCTTCTCAGGACCAGAACAAGAATGAGTTGGCTGATGCTGTTGCAATCAATCGCGGAACTGCTAATGAAGCTATTGCTGATGGTAACGGGGCTAGGAAGCCTACGTATTCCAGAGCTAAACTTATCCAGCTTCAAATAGAAAATCCGCAACGTTATCGAGAAATGCAGCCGGAAATCATGGCTGCCTATGCTGAGAAGCGTGTCATCTAACGACCGTTTATCTATTAAAATCATAAGGAGGCTGTAATGGCTCTAGGTACTAATCATATGACGATTACGACTCAGGCGGTGTTTATCCCTGAGTTGTGGTCTAACGAAGTAATCGCGGCGTACAAGAGTAATCTTGTTCTTGCCAATCTTGTAACTCGAATGAACCACGTTGGTAAGAAAGGTGACACTGTTCACATTCCGATCCCGACCCGTGGTACGGCATCGGTTAAAGCTGCTTCCACGCAGGTTACGCTGATTACTGCTACGGACACGGAGAAATCTATCTCCATCGACCAGCACTATGAGTACTCGCGACTCATCGAAGACATCCTTGAGAAGCAGGCTCTTTCGAGTATGCGTGGTTTCTACACGGATGACGCTGGTTATGCGCTAGCGACGCAGGTTGACACGAAGTTGTGGACGACTGCTTACGCCCTTCAGGGTGGTGACGGTGCTGCTACCAACTTTGGTGACAAAGCTGTTCTTGGTGGCGACGGTTCCACGTTGTTCGTGGGTACGGCTGATGCCGCTACCAGCCTAACGGATACGGGTATTCGTACCGTCATCCAGACGCTCGACGACGCGAACATCCCGATGGACAATCGCTTCCTCGTGGTTCCTCCGGTGGAGAAAAAGAACCTTACGGGTATTGCTCGGTTTACTGAGCAGGCGTTTGTTGGGGATGCGGGATCGAGTTCTACGATCCGTACTGGCCTGATTGGTGACATCTACGGTGTACCGGTCTATGTTAGTACCAACAGCCCGACGGATACTGCTGGCGCTCAGGCCGCGCGTGCGTGTCTTCTGGCCCACAGCTCCGCGATGGTCTTGGTCGAACAGCTTGGCGTTCGGTCGCAGACGCAGTACAAACAGGAATACCTCGGTGACCTGTTTACGGCTGACACCATCTATGGTGCCGGTGAGCTGCGCGATGACGCGGGTATCCTTATCGCAGTTCCTGCGTAATGTTAACGGGGTGCCCTCACCGGCACCCCTTTTCTTCTATCCCCTGAGAAGTAAATAAAATAGGAGTGAGATGATATGAGTCGATTGAGTGGATTTTATCTTGAAACTACGACCCCGACCGCGTGGAATGATTTTTCGGCAGGAGTCTCAGAAGCCGCTGACTTTACAGTTCCCGGCGCTCGAATCGGTGACTTTGTTATGGTGTCGGTCGAAGCAACTGCTGCTGAAGGTGCTGAAGTAATTTTCAGCGCTCAAGTGTCTGCTGCTGATACTGTCACCGTCGTAGCACATCCGGACACAGGCCTTACTGGTTTGGTCGCTGCCGCTACACTGCGTATCAAAGTAGTTCCGTTTGACCACATCTAATGTATCAGGGGGCATTAGCCCCCTTTTCCTTTAAGGATTAAATATGGCATCGTCACCTGTAACTATTTTAGATATAGTCAACAAGATTCTAGCTCGCCTGCGGGAAGGTGAAGTAACGGACGTAACTGATTCTACGTATTCTCGAATGCTTGTTAATCTGATTAATGATGCTAAAAGGGAAGTTGAAGATGCTTTTAATTGGTCGGTCCTTAAGAAAACTATCGACGTTACGACGGTGGCTAGTACTTCAACTATTGTTGTGGACGATACTGCTGGCAATGATACTAATACACGTTCTAGAATTCTTGAGGTTTACGATTCCACGAACGATTGCTACCTTATTCAACGAACTCGTGATGAAATTCGACGATTTGCATTTGACGATAATGCAGAACAAGAGCCTACGTACTATGCTATCGATGGTTTTGATTCAGATGAAAACGTTAAAATCGAACTTCATCACACTCCCGCTGACGCGTACGTTCTTAAAATTACAGCTATTGTTCCACAAGAAGATCTCGAACTGGCGGAAAGTAAAATAAGTGTTCCGTGGCGTCCAGTGTACTTAAGAGCACTGACTTTGGCTCTGCGAGAACGAGGAGATGATGAAGGCTATGGGTTCGGTGAAGCCTTCCAAGAATACATGATAGCGCTTAATGACGCTATTGCATATGAACAGCAGCACACCTACGGAGGTTCGCTGCAAGGCGATTGGCATATAGTATCAAATGGCTTCTAAATTACACCCTATTGTATTCCGAGCACCCGCCATTGGCGGGCTTAACTATGAAGGGGAAGCAGTAGATCGAGACGCTAACTCTGCTCGTCAGGCTGATAATATTGTCTATGATGAAGCTGGAAGACTTTGCAGCAGGAAGGGTCTTAATAAACTTACGACTACTGCACTGACGGGAAGCCCGTCTATTGAATCTCTCCATTACCAAGGAACTTCTACTGGTAACTTGCTGATCCTTTCTGCTGAAGTGTCGAGCAGCCATAAGCTTTATAGTTCTGGTTCACCGTTCTCGTCAATGACAGACATCACTGGAAGTCTGACTCCAACTGCAAGTAAATGGCAGTTCTGTAACTTCAGTGACCGTGTTATGGGAATTCAGAATGGGCATACCCTTATTTCCAAGGCTGCTACTGGTAACTTCTCAGCCGTAACTTCTACTGGAACAGCTACTGCACCTAGTGGTAACTGTATCCACAGCGCCTTTGGGCGTCTTTGGGCACAACAAGATAGTACAAGCACAGGCAAGTCAATAATTTTGTATACCGATCTTCTTGATCATGATGGCTGGCAAACTGCTAATGCTATAAACACACTAGGCAACCGTGGTGCGGTTGCTAATGGGTACGACGAACTCGTCGCTATAAGCAGCTTTGATAACTTTCTAATTGCTTTCCTTAGAAACAGTATTGTTGTATACAATAATCCTGACGATCCCGGATCGAGTTTGGGAATAGAAAAAATTATTCAGGGTGTTGGGTGCATCGCACGAGATAGTGTGCAGCAAGTAGGTAACGATATTCTATTCCTATCTGCTACAGGCGTTAGGTCTTTTAGGCATACGGTTGAGTCAGAAAACAATTTACAGATTGGTGACATGTCGGCACAGATCCGCCGAGCACTGGTTAGTAAAGCTAACGAAGTAGACTCTGACACTATCAAGTCCATCTTCTATCCTGAAGATGCTATTTACCTTCTAAAGACAGGAGATACAGTTTGGGCTTTAGACCTGCATAGTGAGGGTATCACAGAAAGGGCCACCCCGAGGTGGACCAGTTTTCCTGAAGTTTCATGGGACTCTTTTGCTTATGACAATGGTACGTTGTACATAGGAAGTGTAGGACTTATCTGTTCATACCTAGGTTATCAAGACCTTGGTGAAAGTTACACAACTACATGGATGAGTAACTGGGCAGACTTTGATACTTCTAAAATAAAAATTCTAAAGAAGATGACTTCGGTTATCTTAGCTGCAACTCAGCAACCGGTAACGTTCCAATGGGAACTTGATTATGGTGCAGTTACAGGAAGCTCGTCTGCTGTAATTATGAATTCAGCAGGTATCTCTGAATGGGGATTAGCTGAGTGGGGAGAAGACGAATTCTCAGGTAGTAATGCACTGAGTCGAATTAGTACTAATGCCAGTAAGTCCGGCCAAGTAATAAGTTTTGGATTTACTATTGTGGTGAACAGTACTAAGGTATGTATTGAACAAGTGAGTCTTTATGTGACTCTAGGACGCGAGGCACGATAATGTCAAACTACGCTCAAAGCACTTTCTTTGCTAACAAAGACAATCTGGCTACTGGAAATCCTTCTAAGAAGATTCTTGGGTCGGATGTCGATGTTGAGTTTGGTGCTATTAGCACCGCAATCTCTTCTAAACTAGATACTCCTCCCATTCCCTCTTCTACCAAAATGGTGTTTATTGAGAATGCTGCCCCTAGTGGTTGGACACTAGCTAGTATCTCTGACGACAGTGTTCTTCTGTTAGAAAATACTGCGGCTCAAGGTGGAGCTACAGGAGGTAGTTGGACCATCACTGGATTTACTATCCCTGCACATAACCATAACGCCAATGCATCATCGATTGCTGCTTCTAATAACACAGTGTTTGGTACTCAGAACCCCGGTAATGTTACCACGTTTGTTGCTGACACGCATACTCACCCAGCGCCTAACGTATCAGTGGCCAATGCTAACCTGACAGTAGCTCAAAATAATAATAGCTGGCGACCTAAGTACACTAAAGCAATTGTATGTTCTAAAAACTAAACGAAAATCATGAGAGGTATTATTCATGGCGAAGTCTCCAAATTTTATACACGTCTATGAGAACATTTTATCTAAAGAAGACTGCCACAGACTCATTGAAGCCTATGAAGAATTGGCAACTTCTGATCAAGTTATACGTACAGCATCGGAAGATCTTAACGTCAGCCAAGCAGAAAGAAGCGACAGTTACTTTTTCCTTGAGACGACAATTCCGACAGCCCACGCTGAGCTTGCCACCCGTTTAAAGCCCAGCATTCAACATTTTCTACAGACGTATCCCGGCATCGATCACGTGCCGGTAACAAGCATAAGTTCTAAAATGCAGAAGTGTAGTCCCGGTCAGGGTTACCACACCTTTCATTGGGAACAGACTCCTAACAGCCCCTTAAGGGCTGTCGTATGGTTGCTATATCTTAATGATATTTATGAGGGTGGTGAGACCGAACTACTTAATTTTGGAGAACGTATCTCTCCTCGTGAAGGACGGCTCTTAGTATTTCCGGCTGCATGGCCGTGGATTCATAGAGGCAACCCGCCTTTGGTTGGTACAAAGTACATCGTCACCGGCTGGTACAATTATGCTTCGTAAGACAGGAAACTTTAAAAAGGCATTTAATTGTAAGAAATGCCCACAGCGCGGTGATGAAAATGGCTGTCCTATGTGGTGGGAACTTCCAGTAGAAGACGATAGTGACCAAACCAAACAGGACATAATGGCAGGATGTGGGTATCAACTGCTTCCTTTTGTTCTTAGGAGCGTTGTTAAAGCAGGTTGGACTGGTGCTGCCGAAGTCAGTGCTATGCGACAGGAGGTAGTAACCAGTGTCGAAAACGCAACAGAAAGATTCTTACAGCTTCAAAGATTGCAAGAAGAACAGCCTAGTGATCGTCAGTTGGAAAGACGCGGCCAGCCACACGACCGGCTGGTTCTCGAAGGAAGACATGGAAGAGATGACACTGGTAACAGTGTGGACGTTCGGGATAATTGTGGAAGAGACTGAAGATTGTATAAAGATGTGTAGCTCAGTCTGTGCCATTGATGAGGACGTGACCTTAGGACACGATACTATAATCCCTAAGTCGTGGATCAATGAGATCCACGTAATTACGAAGAAATGGTGGAGATAATACATGGGACTTTTCAGTGATATTGGTGGGATTTTTGGTGGCAACTCATCTGCTAAGAAACTCAATAAAACACTAAAGCGTCTTGCTGAAGAAAACAAGTACGCCCCCACTGACGTGTCCGGTCCTCTAGGGTCCGGCACTTTTGAACTTGGAGAAAATGACAAGGTTGTAGGGGCTACAGCAACTTTAAACCCCGGACTACAAAGCAGCTTTGACAGTTTTGGACGTACTTTAAAGGGACTTAATAAAAATATTGAAGGGTTCGATCAGACTTCTTTTACTAATGAGTTCTTTGATTCTATAGATCGATTAGAATCAAGGCGAGAAGCTGATGCCTTTAGTAGTCTAGAAAGCCGCTTGTTCAATAGCGGCGGGATTAGTGGTGCGACTGAACAACAGGTTCGTAACTTCCAAGGGGATCTAGAACAGCGACGAGCTGATCGA